GAGATTGCCAAGATCCGCGCCATCTGGATCACCATGGCCCGCCATGGCGTGGTGCGGGACGGTTCCGAGACGGCGCTCAACAGCTACGTCAAACGCCAGACCAGCCGAAGCAATGGGGCCGGGGTGGACGAGGTGGCCTGGTTGGATGAGCCCCTGGCCTATCAGGTGCTGGAATCCCTCAAGTCCTGGCACCGACGGGCGATGGTGGCGCGCCTGGTCAAGGCTGGGCGCTGTGTGCCACGCAATGAGCGCACCGGCCAACCGGCAGGATATGCCGCCATTCTGGCGGCGTTCGAGAGCAAATTTGATGGAGAGGTAAACCAATGAAGTTGGGACGTTGCCCCATATGTCACAGCCAGATCCAGCTGGAGGCCCTGGTGCAGGACGAAGCCGGGCGCCAGTTGCTGGCCGCCTTGCTGCCCCTGTCACCAGAGCACGGTGCGGCCCTGGTGAGTTATATCGGCCTGTTCCGTGCCCACAATCGGGATCTGGCCAACGACCGCGCCCTGCGCCTGATGAAAGAAACCCTGGCCCTGGGCGGCGCCGAGATCACCCCGGCACTGGCCGAGGTGGTGGAAGCCATGCGGAACAAGGCGGCTGAGTCACCGGCCGCCTGGAAGCCGCTCACCCAGCACAACTATCTCAAGCGGGTGATCGAGAGCCTGGCCGCCCGGCCGGCACCTGCGCCACAGGTCAGCCAGCCAGGGCAAGACGCCAAGCTGAAACCAACCAGCAAGACGGCGGCCGGTATGTTGGCGCTAGAGCAGATGAAGGGGGCCCACCATGGCTAGAGGCCCAGTGCAGCAATGGTTTGTAGCAGAGATTGCCTCCGGTCTGCAGCGGCTGATCTCCCTGTCTTTGCCGGGCACCCCGGCCATGGAGACCATCCAGCTCACCGCCAGCTCCTGGGCCGAGGTGCTGTGGGAGTCCCCCACAGACTGGCATGCCGAACTGGACCAGGCCCGACTGCCGGCGGCCTTCAAACGGCTGATGCGGGATGTGGAGCGTTGGCCGGCACCCAAGGCGCTGCTGCAATATCTGCCGCCCCGCCCGCAACCCACCCAGCCCTTGCTGGCCGGGCCGCAGATCAGTGAAGAGCAGCGCAAGCGCAACCTGGCCCGGATCCGCGAGCTGGGGCAACTGTTCAGGGGGAAGCGAGCATGAGCGAAGAGAATCTGGACTTGTTTGCCGACGACCACGCCGCCCTGGGGCAGCTGGCCGACCGGCTGGATCAGATCCCCACCGCCGAACTCAAGGCCAAGTGGCCCAAGGCCCTGGCGGAAATGGTGGACGTATTGAGCTGCGAACTGCGCCGGCAGGGCGTCGCCGAGCCGGCGCTGACCGCCCGCAAGCTGATGCTGGTACAGGCGCACTACATGGGCGGCCGGGCCTATTACCTCCCCACCGGCGACCACCTCAAGGCCGCCCTGCGGGATCGGGCGATCTGGGATGAGTTCGACGGCAAGAACGTAGACGCCCTGGCCCGCCGACATGGGCTATCGGTGCCTCAGACCTACGCGGTGATCGCGGAGCAGCGCAAGCTATGCCGCAAGCGGCACCAACCGGATATGTTTGATACCTAACCCCGCCTCGGCGGGGTTTTCTTTTACTTGGCCGCTCGCAAGGAAGATATTTCCTGGTTCAGGCTGTCGATCTCGCCCTGGTAACGGTCGGTCACCGCCTGCATCTCAGTGGAAATGCTCTCTTCCCAGGTGGCGCCGGCCAGGTTGTTGCGGGCGTAGCTCTTCTTGTTGCGCAGTATGGCCAGCTCTTTATCGCGCTTCCGTTGCTTCTTCTTTATCTCTTCTTGCAGGGATTGGATCTGGCGCTGTTTACGGCCTTCTGCCTGATCGGCTTCCATGGCCTGCAGACGGGCCTCAGACTGGTTAAAGCCCTCCTTGGATGGGGCGCTGACATTGACCTCAATCGGCTTGGCATCTTTGGCACAGGGCATGCCACTAAAGGTGACGTTACCCTTGGCGTCGGTGCATTTGTAGACGGCCGCTTGGCTAGAGAGGGTGGCGGCAACCAGCAGGCTGCCAAGACAGATGATGATAGAGCGGGACATGGTTCCTCCTTGAATCCAGACTGCATGACTGTAAAACAAGGTTAAGCCGAGAACAATTGACCCGTTTAGCCAGATGAATAAAACTGTGCCCGTTTCCTCAAGTAACCCAGCTCCGGCGGGGTTTTTCTTTATGTAACCCACCATAAACCCGGCCCATCCGGCCCCGGCGATACGCTACCGATACAGCGTATTTACCGAGGGTTGAGGGCATGTTTACCACCGCATTTAACTGGCTGCTCACCGCCGAGGGTGGCGAGTCCAACCATGCCGCCGACAAGGGCGGCCACACCAAGTATGGCGTTGCCGATGCCGCCGATGGCAAGCGCGATGGCTTGGCGGATCTGGATCGCGACGGGCACGGTGATGTGCCCATCGGTGAGCTGACCGCCGAGCAGGCCCAGGTCTTCTACCTCAACCACTACTGGATCCCGGCCCGCTGCCAGCTGGTTGCCGACATCCATGCCCCCTTGGCCATCGCCCTGTTCGATACCGCCGTGCATTCCGGGCCGGGGCGGGCCGTCAAGCTGCTGCAGATGGCCCTGCGGGTGAAGGTGGACGGCGCTCTGGGCCCCATGACCCTGGCGGCCATCCGGGATCGCGCCCGTCTGGGCAGTGGCTATCCCTTGCTGCTGGCCTTCCTGGAACAACGCTCCCGCTTCCTGCTGGGCATCGTCAAGGACGACCCCAGCCAGTGGGCCTTTGCTGCTGGCTGGCAGGCCCGGCTGTTGCGTCTGCAGTCCTTCCTGCTGACCCACACCGGCGGCTGGGAGTAACGCCATGCAGCCCCAGCACAACCAGAACGGCCAGCAGGCCTCCCAGCGCTTTGGCATCCCGGAGCTGAGAAACCCCCGCTACCTGATGAGCTTCCAGGCCGGCCGCCGTGCCCGCTTCATGGCGGAGCTGGGCGGGCCCGGCCGCCGTGCCCGCTTCATGGCGGAGCTGGGCGGGCTGGATGTCAGTACTGCGCCGCTCTACTCCCACAACGCCACCCATCAATCCCTGTTCAGCAAGGGCTGGGGCTCTGTCACGCCAGTGCAGATCTTCCAGGCCCGCCATCGTCGTGCCCAGCAAGCACGCTCAACCCAAGGAGAACCCCATGCCGCAAGTCACCCCTGAATCCGTTGCCAAACCCCTGCTGGCCGCCGAGGCCAAGCCGGCTATCACCTCCCGCACCGTCATCGGCGGTCTGGTGGCCGCCGGTGCCAGCCTGGCGGCCCTGGTGGGCCACAGCATCGACCCGGCCACCCAGGCCAGCCTCACCGATCTGATCCTGCAAGGGGCCAGCCTGGTGGGGGGCGCCCTGGCCATATATGGCCGCTTCAAGGCCACCCGCATCATCAAGTGAGGTTCCATGCCCGATCTGATGGACAAGGCCCAGCAGCTGGAAGCTGAGCAACGAACCCGGGCCCTGGCGGCGCTGCGCCGCCGCCAGGTGGAAGCCCCGGACGAAGACGAGCATGGCCGCTACTGCCTGGCCTGCGGCGAGGTGATCCCGGATGTGCGCATCCAGGCCGAGCCCACCGCCGTGCGCTGCGTGCCCTGCCAGGAGAGCAAAGACAAGCAGGAGGCCATCCGTGCTGGACATCGTTAAGACCTACTGGCCTGTGTTTGTTGCCCTGGTCTCGCTCGCTTCCCTGGTGGTGCAGACCCTGCTGGGCAAGACCTACGCCAAGCGCGAAGAAGTCTCCGCCCTGGCCGGACGAGTGACGGCGGTGGAGCAGAAGATGGCCGACCTGCCCAGTGAGAAGGAGCTGCACAAGCTGCAGCTGGAGATCAGCGAATTGCGGGGCGAACTGCGCGAGGTGCGCCCCGAACTGGCCCAGCTGCGGCGCCTGTCGGATCTGCTGCTGGAAAACGAACTCAAGGAGAAAGCATGAGCATGATGGAGCTGTTGGAGGCGGATCGCCGCCTGGTGATCCTGCGCTCCCTGACCGACGTGGGAGGCGAGGCCAACGAGTCAATCCTGAACGACTGCCTGGACGCCTTTGGTCACCGGGTCGGCCGTGACCAGGTGCGCGGCCAGATGGCCTGGCTGCAGGAGCAGGGCCTGGTGAACATCGAGACCGTGGGCACCTACATGGTGGCCAGCCTCACCGGTCGGGGACAGGACGTGGCCGAAGGGCGCGCCAGCCACCCCGGCGTCAAGAAGCCGCGAGCCAGGGGGTAACCATGGGGGAGGAGCGCAAGACCCGGGGCCGTCCGTCCAAGGTAGATCTGCTGCCGGAGAATATCCGCGTCCAGCTGCACCAGATGCTGCGCGAAAAATCCATTACCCAGCAGGAGATCCTGGATGCCATCAATGACCTGATTGAGGAGTCCGGCCTGCCGGCAGACCTCAAGCTCTCCCGCTCCGGCCTCAACCGCTACGCCACCCAGGTGGAGCAGGTCGGCGCCCACCTGCGGGAGCTGCGGGAGACCACCTCCGCCCTCACCGCCCAGTTGGGCGACAAGCCCATGGGCGAGACCACCAAGCTCATCCTGGAGCTGGGCCGCTCCCAGCTGTTCAAGGCCATGATGCAGCAGGTCGAAGACCCCGAGGCCCAGGTGGACATGGGCATGCTCAAGAACGCCATGCTGGCCGCTCAGCGCCTGGAGAGTACCGCCATGGCCAGCCATAAGCGGGAGAAGGAGATCCGCGCCGCGTTCGCCGAAGAGGCGGCCGCCAAGGCCGAGGCCATCGTCACCCAGGCCGGCCTCACCCGCGAGACGGCCCTGCAGATCCGCCATGAAATCCTGGGGATCGCCTGATGCAGCAGACCGCCGTCTCCAAGGCCACCCAGCTGGCCCAGCAACTGGGCACCCAGTACCGGGATGACGAGGTGCTGCTGCCGTACCAGAAGATCTGGATGGCCGATGACAGCCCCCTCAAGATTGCCGAGAAGAGTCGCCGCACCGGCATCACCTGGGCCGAGGCGGCCGACGCCACCCTGACCGCCTCCCTGGCCAAGTCGGCCGGCGGCACCAACCACTTTTACGTGGGCTCGAACAAGGAGATGGCGCGGGAGTTCATCGACGCCGTGGCCATGTGGGCCAAGGCCTTCAACAAGGCGGCCGGCGAGATCCAGGAGGAGGTATTCACCGACGAAGACAAGGACATCCTCACCTTCGTGGTCTACTTCGCCTCCGGCTACAAGGTGCAGGCGCTGTCCTCCAACCCGTCTAACCTGCGGGGCATGCAGGGCAATGTCACCATTGACGAAGCCGGCTTTCACGAACGGCTGGCCGAGGTGTTGAAGGCCGCCATGGCGCTGACCATGTGGGGTGCCAAGGTGCGGCTAATCAGTACCCACAACGGCGTGGACAACCTGTTTAACCAGCTGA